CTATCTGTCCCTCTTGCCGCCACGCCGCCTCCTCGAAGCGCCTGAGTAATTCATCTTGTGTCTCGCTCGCCATATCGTCCTCTTCTTACCCGCGCTTGGAATGTTGCACGCCGCTTGCCCTCCACCGTGCCGCGCGCTCGTGGCAGAATTCCTCCTCCAGAATCGCGAACGCTTCCGCCTGCCGTGCAGTTATCCCCAGCTCGGCGATGCGCCCTAGCCGCCTCCTTATCAGAAATTCTTCAACCAGCGTACGGCTTTCCCCAGTAACCATGGCCTTGGGACAACTCCAAACGACCACTTCTCCATGTCCCCATACCGGTGGTCCGCTCCTGTCCTCCTCCCGGCCCAGCCAACCGCATCTTCGCTTTCTCTCCAGCCCGGATTGCCTGCACGCGTCGCACTTCCATCCGGCCTGGTTGGCAAAGTGAAAGTGGAAGGCGACGATTAGTTTTTTCTTTCTGCGTCGCTCAGCCCTGTCTGCGCTAAAACCGCCGTCAGAGCCTCGCGAAACAATTCTTCCGGACCAGCGCCCGCCAGAGCTTCCGGCGTAGCCGCCTTGCCGTCCACTTCCAGCCCGCTGACCTCGCGCAACCCCCACAGCACATACGTTCGGTCGATCTCCGCCCGTAGCAGCGCGGCGTCCATCTTTTCCCCGTGGCTTTCCCCTGCTTCCAGAAACTCCAACCGCCGTGCCAGCTCTCGGATACGTCGCATCAGTTCCAGTCGTCTCTCAAACGAAACCTTCGCTACCGTGTAACTCACTCCGGCCGCGATCTTTGATTCCACCACCGCAACGCTCTCGTAAGTCATGTGAGCCCTCGAGCCTATCCGAATGCCACCGCAATTTCGTCGTCCACGGTCCCCTGCGCCCGCGAGGACTTAAACTGCCATTGCAGTCGGTTCTTGCTGTCATCAAACTGAGGCACCACCGGGATAACGCTCTTCAGGTACACCCCGGTAAGTTGTCCCGCCGCATCGCCCAACTGGAGCATGACGCTGATCGGCGATTGTTGCCGTGCCGCCTGGTACAGCCCGGTTGTGGCACTGTCGTCCTGACTGTAGAGCTGGAACGTAGCCTCTACCGACCGTTCCCCTGGAGAAATCGCCAACGGTAGACTCGATCCGAACTCCCGCATCCTCGCGTCCAGGTTGTTCTTCAAAGCCACTGACGCGCTCGTAACCGTAAAGAACTGCGCCGGCGTGCTCCCCAGCCACGCCTGTCCCAGGTTGCCCGGCACAATTGAAAGATCGAACGCGCCCAGCGCCGGTTCTAACGGAAAGCTCTGCAGTTGACTTGCCCCGCCCGAGAAACTCGCGCTGTCTAAGACATCCTGTGCGATCCCGCTGAACTGAAACTCGTGGTAATCCCCGTTAATATCAATCACCATCTCATCCACTGCCGCTCCACACAGGATTCTCTGTAACGCTGTAGCCGGGCTCCAGTAATCGAAGAGGCTCACGCTCGGTAGCTCCGTCGCCGGCTGATATGTTACCGTCGCCCCCACCGCGGCTCCCGCCGCAGGCACCACCGTAAATGGTGCGCTGAGTTGCACCGTGCTCGCATCCACAATCGCTGTTACGAACCGGATCTCACCCCCGCTTGTAATCGCCTGTCCTGCGCTCAGTCCATGCGGTGCTGCAAACGCCAGCCTGCCGGCGTTGTAAGAAGCCACCGCCCCTCCTGCGAACGGTAACGGCGCTCCGCCCAAGGCCGATTCGAATAACGGACCGTATGCCGGTCCGCCCGCGCCTGGCGCGTTACTGGTCAGGTAAGTCCGCAGCTCGAAGCTGGTTCGCTTCCTCCCGCCGGAGGGCAGCCCGGCAAACGTCCTGCTACCGGTTTTATCCTTTCGGTCCAAGACTTCGAGCTGTTGCCGAACCCCCAATTTCACAGCCGGAATCCGGTTCGCCGCTGTAATCGTGGCTACGCTCCCATAAGCGCTCTCCAGTGCCGTGTAGAACCGGTTGGCGTTCGAAGAAATATAAGAGGACATATCTAGTTGACTCCCACCACAATCTCGAAACTTACTTTGGCAATCTGAATGAAGTTCTTGCCCCCGTGCTTGACCGGCCCGAAGCTCACCTGGTAGCCACCGGCATAGTACATCCCGTCGCTCCAGTCGCCGCGATTCGCATCCAGCACCTGCATCACAGCGTCCACATACCCCTCCACTGCGCTTTCGAGCCCCTCAATGCCGTCCTGCGAATGCCTGATCTCGATTGCCATCACTACCCGGCCTGAGAACGTCTGGAACTTCTCCGTAAGGTCATTCACAATCTTTTCGCAGTACACGTTCAACGCCGGGTACCGCACCGTAGTGCTTCGCTCCGCCAGGTCTGCCGCCACGTTCTGTGCCGTTATCTGGTAGATAGCGGCCGCTGCTCCGCCCGGGGGGTTGTTTGCCGTAAGTGTGGCCAGCATCGCGTTCGCACCTGTGGTCCCCGTTAGCCGCTGAACTGTCTTTGCCGTGCTTAAGCTGCTGATCGTCGCCGCCATCTAGCCTCTCTGAATCACCCGCGGTATTGGTTGTAAGTAGCTGGGCTTCTGCCCGCGCCCGGGCTGTGGTCCCGCACTCGCAATGTTGTTTGGCTGCACCCACTGCTGTCCGGCCGGAACCGGCACCGCGTTCTGCCGCACCATCGCGTCGGGTGCTGCTCCCACGTACACATTCCATCCCGTCGCAGTTCGTGGAACGGCCCCACTGGCCTGCACGGCCATCGTGCTTCCTGTCGCCGTAATCACTGCCGGCTCGGCACTGGCCCCCTCCTCGCTGGCCTGGTTGACCCACGCCATGGTCACATAGTAAGTCCCGTCCGGAATGGCCCCCGGCGCCGTTACCACCCCCGGTGTCTTCGCCTTAGCCACGGGCATCTGCACGATTCCGAGCCCGTTTTGCAACAGTTTGTCTTTCGCCCAGCCTGCCCGCTCGTGGTATTGATCGCGCTTCCCGGCGTACCGGTCGTTCAGTTGGCTGCTGTACGCGTCTCCATATACCATTTCCAATGTGCGGAAGGCATGCCACAATTTGAGCGCTGGCGTCACCGCCACGGTGTCCAATTGCGGCTTCGGAGAAATCCAAAGAAGCTGGTCCACATAACTCACTCGTGTCAATAGAGTGTAGAGATCGAGTCCGAGTTCCTCGTGGGCCAACTCTAGCTTTTGCGTCACATCGATCCCCTCCACGTTAGCCACGTTGAGGAGTTGCGAGTCCTGCGCTGATAAGTCTTCAATGCTGCATGGGGGACCGTCTGTGAACAGTGCCATCGCTATCCCTTCTTCTTGCCTAACTGCTCTAGCAGTTCCTTCGGTATCAGCGTCACTTGGACCTTCGACGCCGCCTGTGCTTCCTCGGCCGCGGCCCTCATAGCCGCCTGTCGCTGGCGAAACTCCGTTGCTTCCACATCCCTTGCCAGCCGGGCTACCCCGTCCACCACCAACTTCGCAGCCAGTTCGCGTGTGACTTCCGTCATCGTGCCCGGCTTCCCGCCGTCCGGCGTTTCGTTACTCACCACCACCGGAAAAGGGTCGGAAATGTCCCCGCGCTGCTGCCGTATCTTGTCGTAATAAACCTTCAGATCCATCCTCGCCTCCCTTTCAACCTCGTCAGTGCTCAACTGCCGGCGTCCCCGGGCCGCTCCTTGCCCGGGGACGACCGACGCCCGCCAACCCTACGTGTTCACCTGGACGCCCGCGGAGTTCCGCAACACTCCGCACCCGTATAGGACGTCCACCGTGAACTGCTGGGCCAGCGTATTCGGCTGGTAGCTCATCACTACGCGCATCCCGAAATTTCCCAGTTCCGCGTATTCCGCAATCGCACCTGTGCCCGGCAGCGGTTGCGGCAATCGCCGGATCACCAGTCCGACGGCATCCCGCGTGAACGCCACGTTATGCGTTGCCACCGGGCTGCTGCCTGTCTTCGGCACGAACTGTGAGCGGAAAACGAAGAAGTCTTTCACCTTTCCGATCGTGCCGTAAACCAACGCCCGCAGCCCCGCATCACCCGCCGTCTGGAACTCGCTGAACCGCGGAATCTGCCGCCACGCCGAATACGCCGCCGCGTCCACTACAATGTACTTCTGTGACATCGCCGGCTCTTTGGCCAGGAACAGCGCCGTTTCCGCCGCGTCGATCGTCGCTTCCGTGATCGGCGTGCCCGAAGTGCCCACGGGTGAGTTCGCCGTGAAACCGGCATAGAGGTTCAGCAGGTCGCTCTCGATTCGTTGCGCGATCGCCGCTACCGCCGGCTGCATGTAAACCTTCAGCAGGTCCGGAACTGCCAGCACCTTCGTCACATCCGGAATCTGGAAAGTCGCTTCCGCATGCGTATTCAGCACAATCTGCGCATTGCCCAGGCTCGGATTCTGCAGGGTCACCGTGTTGCCTTCCGCGATGTTGTTCGCCACCATCGTCGGCGGAATCGGAATGTTCACTGTGTCGCCGGCGTGTGCCAGCACAGGTTCGTAATCCCGATTCACCAGGTTTCCCATCACCAGGTTTCCCACCAGCGTCGGCAGTGCGTCCGCCGCTACTAACTTCACAATCGCGTTTGCGACATTATTTGAGGTAATCGCTCCCATTCCTTCTCCTTTGCTGATCTGCAGTAACACAGCCGCGCTGTGTTAGTTAATGAATCCGGTACAGCAGTACCGGTCTACAGTCCCCTTAGGGTCTGTGATGCCACGCGCACGATTTCCTCTCGTACCCGCTGCATTTCTTCCGCGCTCATACCAGGGCGGATGCGTTCGAGAGTTATGGTGTCACTCCCGCTCGCGGGGGCTTTTTGTGTGGCCGTCATTCCGCTGCCGCCGGGAATGCGGGCCGGCAGAAACTCCGGATTCTCGTTCACAAACGCGGAAAGGTACTCCTTCATGGCAACTTCCCCGCGTTCACCGCGCGCTACGAACCGTCCATCGGCACCGCGCGCCACCCCGTCCTGCACCGCCTTGAAGGCCAAATCGATCTTCGCAACCCCTAGCCGTTGCAGCTCGGCGCGAATCGCCGATTGCCGCTCTGCTTCCTCCGCTGCCTTCTTGCTGCGGCCGTTTTCCTCCACCAGTTCGTTGAACTTCTTCTCCAGCGTCTCTCGCCTTTTCCGTTCCTCCGCGAGCTCCGCTTTGTACGCCGGTTCGCTCTTCTGTTGCTCGGAACTGACGAACTCCTGCACCGCCTGCTTCACAATCGCCTGTATGTCGATTCCTTCCATAAGCCTCCTCTCCAAGGTATCCGTTGCCTCCTCTCCCGCCGTGTTCTCTCCGCGCTCTCACATTCCTCGGCCGAACCGTGCGATGACCGCCGGTGTTGCGCATTGACGCGCCCCGGCTATGGTGGCTCTGGTGACGTATTCGTGAGCCATGCCCCCGCGTCTCCGCGTTGAAATGAAAGCTCCAACCTTGGTCGCTCTCCTCAACTCGCCTCAATCTCCTCCGCCACCCGGTTCTTGATCTCCTGCCTCGAATCTGCCAGGTACTGCAACGCCAGCCGTTTGAAAATCTGCTTCTTCAGGGTCGCGGATTCGATCCCCAGATCCAGAAGTTTTTTCGCATTGTCCAGTTCCGTGCCGAAATCGTCGATGTCGAATTCATCCATTCCCGTGACATCTACCGAAATCGCATCCTGCCGCGCCGCCGCAATCGCCCACAGTACCTGTTTCATACTCTCCCGCACCGTGGACCCATACGCCCCCAACACCTCATCCGTCGTCTGAAAATCCAGTTGCTTGCTCAACCCCGACTGTCGCGCCCCGCCGGCTTCGCCGCTCGTCGCCTGGCTCATCAGATAGCAGACCCTGTAAATCTCGTCCTTCAATTGCACTAGGTTGTCGGCCGCGATCTGATAAACCTTCCCTTCGGGCTCGGTCCATCCGAACCGGTCCTGAGGTCCCAGTTGGATGTAATACGACTCGCCCACAATCTGATCCCACTCCCGGTCCGAGTACACCACCGGCGTTGCAAACAGCCCCATGGTCAACGCCCAGGCAAGCGCATTCGATTTGTTGAAATGCTCGAGCTGTAGCAGCGCCGCCTTGTTCATCAGCCACAGCCCTTCGCTAACCTTTATCTGAAACACCGGGACCCGATGCAGCTCGGCCAGTCCGTGGCGCCCGTGGTCCAGCAGCTCGATCACGCCTCCCTCACCCGCTCTGCGGAACACTTCGAAACACTCGGAGTCGTAGTAAATCCACCGCGTCTCGTGCTCCCATTTGGCGTCCGTCACCTTTGACTGCTGCAGGCATGTAGTGCGGACCACTACCCACTCCAGCCCCCCGCGCTCGTCGTAACTCCAGTTGATGACTTCATCCGCCGTGTAGTCCACCAGATAGGCCCGCGACCGCCCCTGCGCGTCTTCTTCCGCCCGGCTCGCCGGGGCAGCGCCACCGCGTGGGAAATCCACCACCACGTAGCTGCTTCCGCAAACCAGCGCCTCCACGAACCGCTTGCGAAAGAACTCCGTAAGGCTGTTTCCTTTCAGGTCGCAGTCGTTAGCCAGAACGCTGTAATATTGACGCGCCGCGGTGTCGTTGCCGTCCAGCAACACAGCCGGTTCTCGGTGCATCAGTGTCGCCGAATACCAGTCGATAATCGACCCGATATAATTCTGGTAGAACACTCTGCTGAGCCGTTCCAGAAAGATCTCGTTCGGCTCCCTGTGCCGTCTTACCAGGTACTCGGCCGCCCGTTCGCGCAATTGTTCGCCGCCGGCGTAGAGGTCCTGATACCGCCGCCACATTTTCCTTCGGGCGGCATACTCCGGATGTTCCCGATTGATATTCTGCATTTATGTGATTCGCCCCGGCCGGTAGCCGATTGTCTTCCCCTGCTGGGCGTATAGTTGGCACAGCAGATATCCCAACGCGTCTGATGAGTGCGTGCGCATCCTGTCCCGGTCTTTATCGATCTGTGCCGTATTTTCCTTGTACGCCACCTGCTCCATGTCCTTCAGCAGTTCCGTGCACCTCTGGTCGATTAACAACCGGATATCGCCGCTCGCCGACCGCAATTTCGCATTGACTAAGTTGATCCGGTCCCGCACGCATGGGTTAGCCCGAGGTGTGGAGTACTTCACATCCAACGTCGTATTTACCCTGAAATACTCCTGTACCATCGCATAATCGGAATAACCTGTCGTCTGGCTGTGGTAACCCGAAGCGTCACCATACACGATCACTCCTGCCCTATGTCTTGGATACCGCCGCGCGAATTCCTCACACGCCTGGATAGTCGTCGCACTGCGCAGCACAATCTCGTCCAGCACTTGCACATCGTCCTGGACCTTCTGCGCTACCACCGAACTCATCGGATCCACATTAAAGTCCATTGACCACATCAGTGGCTCATTCGGGTCCAGCGTCAGCTCCGTAACGTTCGCCTCGCGTGCAAACGAGCTGTAAACCTTCCCGCCCGTCAGATTCAGATAATCGCCCAATACCTCTTGTTGATAGAACTTTGGGTCGTAGCTCTCCTTCAGCCGGTCGTAAAAATCCGGAATCTTTTCCAACAGGAACCGGTTTTCGAACGGCTGTGCAAACACCGTCGCGTAACCACTTGATTCGTTCCCCGTGAACTTCCGGTGTACCCAGTCGTAACCCTTAGGTGTCCAGACAGCGAACCCGCATAACCGCGTCCCTTTTGGATCCCTCAGCCTGCCTTCTAGGCG